CCAAACTAAAGGATGATTGCGGTTTTTAGCGTCAATTTTTCCATTCTCAAATCCTATTTGTTTTTCTTTTTTTACAGTTTTCATTTTGTTTTTTGTTTTAGTTTCTCTCTCAATCTAGATTTTCGCCGTCAATCCGCGGTTTTGAAGACAACGCTTCATTGCTTGCTTTGATTTGTTTAAAGTAATCTCAAACTCAATCTCAATACCTTGCACGTCCCTCAATATCCATAACCCTGCTTTGCTTTTATAGAGCTGCCAGATTTGCACCTTGCCCGTCTCGTCAATCGCTTCAATATCGTTTACCTGGTCGCGCCTGCTTGTTTTCATGCGTTATGGTTTAGTGAGTGTTATTCCTGCGTCTCTGATCCAATAGCCTTTACTTGTTTTCCAAGTGTTTCCTCTGCCTCTGCGTGATCGTGAGGCTCGGAGTAAATAAGCTACCCTTTCGCGTGTCATAGGCTTAGGTGATTCTTCTAAGCTGTCCCATTTGTATAAGTATGTAATTTTCATTTCTTTTCTTTAGTTTATGTTCGGAGGTTTATCCTCTCGCCTAGAAAGCCCCATCCCCGCGAGAGGATGAGGCGTTGCTAGTCCGTTGCTTGCTAGGCTATCTTAGGAACTCAATAAGAGCTTCAAAGCCACCCACAAGAGCAGGCATAAAATCATAGGTAGGGATTTGATCTATTAAGCCTGGCGATACGATAACCGCCAAGGCAATGAGGAAGGAAATGGTGTTTTTCATGGTTTGTGATAGTGAATGATAGTGCAAGGGATAGAACCTTGCTGGGTTAGGGTTTATGCTCTGAAAGCTTTATCAACTAGGTTTGACGCTTGGCGTAATGCACGAGCTTGGCATTCTAACCACGATTCATTCCGATTTGGTTGCAAGTCCCCACCTTTACAGCGTTTAAGCTCAGATGGACTGCAAAGCCTTTCTGCTATGTCTGCATTGTAAATAAGTGAGCTTCCTCCGTAACTGTAAGCCCTCCAATTTTCTGCACCGTTCAAGAGTTTAACTTGTGAATAGTTACCTTCCAAGCTTTCGACTAGCTCTAAAGCGTATTCTTTCACGGCTTTAGACCATGCGGAACGTGCAGGATAGTTAAGGATAAATGCGATTTGTTTTTCGTGGTTTGTGGTAGTCATTTTGTTTGTCTTTCGTTTGGTTTGGTTTGTATTTTCTTACTTGGCGGAATTGATTGAAGAAGCATTGTTTACAATCTCAATAAGTGATTGCGTTTCTTCCGTTCCAATCAATCTTCTTCCTTCATCGGTTAAAGCATAGAGATTAAAAACTTTTCCGTTTTCTTCCCATGCCGTCCTTGCAGTTGCGTTCCATCCGTTGGAAAGTATTAAGGCGAAGAGTTCACCATTTGCACGCCTAAAACGGATTGATTGCGTCCCGTGTTTCTTGGATTGGTGAAACGTGTAATAACCAAAAGCAGTTTTCCCATCGAGCGGATGAAATAACGTTTTGGTAAAATCACGCTTGGAAGTGAAGTAAAGGCCGCTCGGAAGTTGAATTGCGGATTGGATTGATTTGTTTTCTTTTGTTTTCATTTGTTTGTTTGGTTTGTTTGGCATTGCCAGACCCTTGCGGGTTTCGTCCTTGCGGGACTCGTCAGTGGCTAGTCTAATAAGTCGATTTGATATTCAATAGCTAATAATTCCTCTTCTTCCGATGGAGTTAAAGCGCGATATTTCAAGATTAGGCAAAAGTCATTAAACTTCATGAAAAGATTTTTGATTTCTTGATTTGTCATTTTGTTTGGTTTGGTTGGTGTTGTCGCGTTGGCGATATGAAGACAATGAATGATATTTGATTCTTTGCAATATCTTTTTCATCTTTCCGCAAAGATTGTTCTATAAGCCTTATTCTATAAGGAAAGATTTTTAGCGAAAGAAGCAAAAAAGAATCAGATTTGAGCGTTTTAACATTACTTTTGAGCCTAAAAGGCCAACAAATCACGTAAACAAAATTGTATTTTTAGCAAAGATTAGAAAGTTAGATGAAACGCTGTAAGCTATACAATACAAAGCATAGAGAGTCTGCTATTGACAAGTTTTTAAATTATCGCCATTAGCTTCGCGGGCGTTGTAGTTAATGGTACTTATTACGCCACAACGATGAAACAAGTCGGAAGCTCGTCCCGCTTCGCTTCGCTTGCAGCCTAACCAATCTTCTATTTCTTTTAGTTAATCTTTAAATGAGAGTAACAAAGCAAACAAGACAGCAAACAAGCAAGAGCGACAGCCAAGCTTCATACAATGCCGCTAAATAGCCAACCAGGTTACCACTAGCCAAGCGACAAGCGGACAACGCAACGCCAAGCATCAAGTACACTCCATAAGCACGATCCACACCGGCAATGTATCCGGCAAGGCTAGTTAATCGACAAGCCAAGGCTACATTCAAACAAACGTTTGGAATAAGCGATTCAACTAAATAGACGATTCAAACAAATGATTGAAATATCGGTTGATCCTCAAGACAAAAAAAGCCAACGCGCTAGGCTATGCTTAATCGAGCGTTTAACTAATGCACGATAGATCAAGCCAAGCTTTACATAGCAAGCGGATTCTAAACAATTCTTTACATTGTAATCACTCAACTTGTTACAACATACATAAAGCCAACTCCAACGATTGTTTAAAATGCTTATGGCGTAATGGTTTGGCGAGATTGCCACTCATCCAGGCGATTGTTCCACGGGAAATCATGGTTTAAACGGTCGTTTACTGTTCAGTTGAGTAGTGTTCATGCGAGTAGGTGGGGGGAGGCGGTGCGGCCTGCTGTGTCTGGTGAATCTAGATCGGTCAACTAGCCCGATAAAAAATGTTCTAAAGGGGCTTGTAGTTTGTCACGTTTTGGCATTGTAATTTGTGATAAATAAGCTTGCATAATATTACATAATAAGAGACAAGGGTGCATGAGTGCTTGTGTAGTTTTATTTAAGGATTTGGGAGACGGTCTAGGATTTAATGAAGGATGGCGTATGGGGAAGTTATGGGCTGATATGAAACGTGGTGATAGAGATATAGAGGGGATATTTAGTATTGATGAGGCAAAGTTATTTGGGCAGATGGCGGCAAGGTTAAAAGTTAAGTTTGAGTCTACGGGGATTGCCCAGTATGATGGTGAGACTAAGGTTAAGATTAAGGTCTTGCCTTCCGTTATATAATGTGAGACAAGGTGGTATGACTGAGCGAGAACAAGTAGATGCGTTTGCGGAAGATCTGGGTAAGTTGATTGATCGTTATCGGTCGGAGTTTGATTTGACCATAGCTGGGGTGTTGGGCGTATTGGAGTGTGCCAAGCTGGAGATATGGGAGGATAGTCGTGGTGATGATTTCGAGATTGAATTTGAGTGATATGAGTAAGGAGCGTAAAGCGTGTAAGTTTTGTTCTATGTTGGTGATGGAGGGTGAGGATGTTTGCCCTACGCATAACGTGGTAGAGTGCTGTGCCTGTGGGCGAGGAGCGTTGTGGACAAGGAGGGTAAGTAAGTATATCTGTATGAATTTAGATTGTGAGTGGAGCAGTGATAGTTTGCCTAAGTATGGGGAGTTAGATATAGATTTTAGTTGATAAGTTAAACAAAAGCGGTATGTATTGTTTAGTTAATAGCACCTTATGAAATATGAACTTGGAAATTTAATGGGTGAAAATCCAGATACAAGTGCCTTAGAATTGCTTGGGTATAGACTTATGGCTATGCAAAAAGAACTTTTAGTTCTGCAAGATGAGCGTGATGAAGCTAGGCAGTTGGCAGAGTATTACGCCAGATGCGAAGGTGATGAACTTCCGTGGTTGGCTTCTAATTTCTTATTAAGAAACCCTAAAACAGGACGTTATGATAATCATGAAAATATTTAAATCAAAGAAGTATAGCTGTGTGGACTGCGGTGAAGAGAGCTGCAAGGCAAATGGTTACTGTGTGTCATGTGCTAGGTATAAGGCTTACCAAGAGTATATTCAGCCGAGCAGTGTATTGCCTGGTGAATTATCGCCGTATAAATCTTTGCTTATTAAGTATGCTGATTTGATTGAGGAGAACAAAGAGTTGAAGGATTTGGTGGCAGACTTGCAAAGTGAGCTTAACGAGAATAAAGAATTATCAAAATGAAGATAACAATAAAGCCAACAGACAAACAGATATTTAGTCCACTTTGCACCCATCCGACAGTGACAGTTGAGATGCCGCAAGATGATTTGACCATTGAAGAGATGATTGATAATTTGATTATTCCAGCGTTATTGGGCATGGGTTTTCAGCAAGAGACTATTGAGACATATTTTAATGGTGATTGTGACAATGGTTGACAAGTTAGTGGCGATAGGTTAATACCGTCTTACTTATGAGTTCTACAGCTTTTAATTTACAAGGAGGCTCAGGTGGCCACGTTCTTAATTCAGGTGAAGGCGCACAGACGGGCAAGACCTATCGGTGGATTCAGATTGTTGAGGACACCGTATTTAGCAACCTTGCTGGCAACCTTACAAACATTGCAGACCTGCAAACTATTACGCACTTAGCAGGAACTGGGCTTGGAGGAAACTTCACAGCGGTTACTGTATCGAGTGGCACTTGCATTGCATACGACCAATAAGCCGTGGCATCCTATCGCTCATTTGGTGGTTTAGACGATCAACCATTGATTGATGGGGACGTAGGCTTTGTTGGTATTAACCAGCGTGAGCGTCCTAGTCAGTTAAAGGCTGGCGAGATCGTGCTTAGTAAGAACGGGCGTATAGATGGATACTGGCAGCCAAGGAAAGGCATTGACCTTAAAAGTGGGCAACTAGCCAATAGTGCTAACCCATTGATACTGCCGTTTATTGTTATTGATTCGCCTAAGACTATAAGCACGGCATCAAGGACAAGTAATGTTGTTACGATTAACCTATCTGCTGCCCATGGTATTTCGAGCTTAAACTTACCAGCTTATATTACCTTGGGAACACCAAGCGTTGCTACGCAGCCAATCACAGGGATTGATGCGGGTTCATACTTAATGAGCTACGTTGATGCTGATAGTTTAAGCTTTGCTAATGTTGGGACAGACAGTGGTAGTTTAACGGTTAATGGCACGTATGGTAAGATAGCAACCATCATAGATAACAATGCGGTAAGTGCTATTTACGGTTCGTGCTTGTTTAGTAACCCTGCTTCCAACTTAGATGAAAGCATTATTGTAGCTACGAACAATGAGGCTAAGAGCATTAACCTTTTTAATTACAGCATTACAGATTTGCCATATCCAACTGGTGAAGTTGTATCTACAAGTGTAGAGATGCTACAAGCTTTTGATCGCATCTATTTATTCCGTGAGGGAGCTAGGGCATTTGAGTATATTCCGCAAGGACGTAACATCTTAGCATCGTCTTATACAAGCACGACAGGCATAGTTAATATTAGCCTTAAAGATCACGGCTTAAAAGCTGGTGATAGCGTTACGATCTCTGGCATTACTTTCTCTGCAACCCCACCAACAGCAGACCCAAACGGAACGCATACAGTAACAACCAATGTTGATGCTGATAACTTCCAGTATTTAATTGCCACAGGAAGCGGTAATGAAACTTACACAGCAGCAACTGGGTTAATGGTAGCCGCTGGATTTACACTTGTCCCCGCTGGGGCATATACCCAACCACAATACTTTAACATAGGTGGTAATAAATATGGGGTTACAAACGGTTTAGTTCGATTTGAAGTTGCAGGTAATACTACTATTGTAGCTGGTGATACGATAAGAATTACAAATACCGATGTTTCTATTCTGACTGATGTTATTGGGCAGCAATATACCGTAACATCTGCTACCGCTACTGATATTTACTTTGAAGCTCCTCTTCCTAACGTTACATTTGGTTCGGGAACTGGTTCTTCATTCATTGAGTTTGGTAGTCGTTTCAGCATAGGCCTTGGATTTACCCATATGCCAGCTCCTAAGTATGGAGTTTACTTCCAGCGTAGGCTTTGGTGTCCATATTTCTACGAGCCAGAAGGGACTTCTGTTTCACCTACCTATACAGATAGGAAATTGCGTGATGAAATATGTGCTAGTGACATTCTTGACTCCAGCACCTTTGATTCTATTGCCTCCCAGTTCCGAATTACGGCTGGAATAGCAGATTACTTGGTAGCAATGCACCCATTCTACGAGGACAACATGATTGTTTTCAACAGAAACAGTATTCACATGATTACTGGGACGCAAGGAACGCTAAGTGATACGGTTCTGCGTGAAATGACCAGAGAAGTTGGCTGCCTAGCACGTAAATCCATTGTAACAAAAGGTAATACCATCTTATTTTTAAGTGATGATGGGGTTTACGCCCTTGATTTTATTGACCAATACAACTTACGTGGAACAGAAGAGCCACTTAGCAAGGCGATCCAACCATTTATCGACAGAATTAACAAAGGGTTAGCGTCAAATTCCGTAGGAATCTACTTTGACAACCGTTATTTCCTAGCTGTTCCATTGGATAGTGCTGTCGGGGCTGACGATGCCCAAGGAAACAACGCCATACTTGTATTCAACATGAAAAACAAGGCGTGGGAAAGTATTGATACCTTTGGTAACAACGATTTTAACATTACTAACCTGCTTAAAGGACAAGCCGAGGAAAGAAACGAGCTTTATATTGTAAACTCAAACGGCGGGGTTCATCTAGCTGACGCTAATGAAGTAGCCCAAGATAATTACTCGATTAGCACTACTGGTTCTGAGTTACAGGTTGGGATTGACTACGAGTTGCAGACTAGAGGTTACACCTTTAAGGATTATGGCAGAAAGAAATTCAAGAAAGCCACGATCCAAATGCAATCTGGCGACTTTAACGCATCAGATGTGGACTTTCTTTTTTCAACCGAAGATCCAGACAGCGAGAACACTTTTATTACTGATATTGCTACTATGCTAGACCCTAACATTGGATTGCCTGGCCAACTTGATGGTGGAGAAAACGCAGACTTTAGTTTTAGACTTGGAAACCCACGAGGAGTCTACGGTGTATTGACAATCAAACGAAAAATTGTAGGATCGACTGCGATAGGTCGCCCTAAAGTTACATCCATTGCTATTGAATCTACAAAGACCAATGGGCAAACTATTACACAATACTAATTTATGGCTATTCTTACAAAGGGGCAAACATTTGCCAACGCTGATTCAGTTACAAGCACAAAGTTAAACAACCTTGTTGACGCTGCGGCTTTTGTTGCAGGTGCAAGTGGCACTACTGATAATACTTCGCTTGAGGTAAACGGAAGTGGACGCTTACAAGTTAAAGACCTTGGAGTTACTTCAGCTAAACTTGCAGCAAGTGCAGTTACTACCACAAAATTACCCGATTCAACCCTAGCTACCGACGGAGTTACCTACGCTAAACTGCAAAGGGTAGCCAACATGAAAGCATTGGGTAATGTTTCTGGTTCACTGGGCGTTGCATCTGAAGTATCTATTCTTGATGAGGATGACATGGTAAGTAACAGTGCAACTTCACTAGCTACCCAGCAAAGCATTAAGGCCTATACCGACGCATCATTTGTAAGAGGAACAGCATTAGCTACAACTAGCGGAACAAGTATTGATTTTACTGGTATTCCATCCACGGTTAAACGTATTACTGTAATATTCAATAGTGTTTCTGGAAGTGGAAGTTCACCTTTTTTAGTCCAATTAGGTTCAGGATCAATTCAAACTTCTGGTTATACTGGATCAAACAGTGTTATTGGGGTTGGCGTTGCTTCAAGTAATTTTACTAATGGCATTGGTCTTACGCAATCATCAACAAATTGGAACTCAACAAGAACGCTTATTGGGAATTTGGTTATCAATAATATATCATCAAATATTTGGTGTGCAAGTGCTGTCTTAGGTGTTGGAAACGACAATCTTACGTTTTTATCTGTTTCATCAGTTTCACTTTCTGGAGTTTTAGATAGATTACGACTTACAACAAACAACGGAACGGATACTTTTGATGCAGGATCAGTAAACATCATGTATGAGTGATTACTAACCAATACAATAAAACTTAAAAAATAAAAACATGGGATTACTTGATAGCTTAAAAAAATATTCACCGATTGGTATTGTTGGAGGATTATTGGGAGGAGGAGGAGGAGGATCAAATGCTTTTATGATGCCAGCTCCTGATATTTATGGTGATATTAATAAATATGTTAAGGGTTACACAAAAGCTCTGCCTGGGGTGTTATCCGCTGAACGACAGTATCGCCCTGAATTCTTGGGCTTAAACTTAGCTGACACCAGTAATTTCTTACAAGGAACACAAGGGCAGCAAGGGTTATACGATCTTGGTAGAACAGCCCAGCAACAAACTGGACAAACTATTGCCGATGCAAGAGCTGCTGAGTTA